CTTAAATTATAAACCTTCTAAAGTTTTTAATGTTATTGTATGGGATATGAATAGAAACGGATTTCGTACAATAAAAGCTGAGAATTTGAAATACTTAAAAACTAATAAAATAACTTATAAATTTAAATAAAATGGAAAATACAACAATAAACGAAATTATAAAAGATTGGGAAGAAACAATCAAAGACTCAATCAATGCACTTTTAGAATACGATTTCCGTACTTCTACCGATGAAAGAATTACATTAGATGATTATCAAAATGATATTTGTTTAAAGGATGATTTATACGACAGTATTCAAGATATGTTACACGAAATTATAGACGGATGCGAGGATGTTATTTATACATACAATGCGAAAAAAATATCGGATATAATTGGAAAATATGATGCCTTTGATACGTGGGAAGTAACGGGCGAAAGGTTTAACAATTGGATGCAAGTTGCCTATGCTAATATTTACGATTTGATACAGGAAGAAATTGATATTGAAGAATTAATTATTGAATGTCTTAAAGACGTAAATTACACTTACAATGTTTAATCTACAACAAAGAAAGCTTATCCTCAACGAGTACTTGAGGGTAAGCTATTTAAAAGACAATAATCAAATTTTTCTACTTAGCACCATTGCAAAAGAAAGATTCAAGGGATGGAATTGGGAATTAATAATTGAATCTATTATTTCTCATTATATTAATTACGATAAATTAAGTAAAAAACAAGCCCATAAAAAACTTAATAATATAATTAAAGATTGGGTTTGCACTTATAGAATGACTAACTTAAAATAAGATAATATGAAAAAAATTAATCACTATTTGAGAGAAGCTTTTCTAATGTATTTAGAAGATGGAAACGTAATTGAAATTGAAGATGATATTTTCGCTAATCAAATTTCAATGTATCAAGATAGACAAAAAGGATATTTTAACCTATATAGATATTTTATCAAACAAATAATGTGCGATTAAATTAATAATTAAATAAAATAAATTAATTATATAACCCCCTTTTATGGGGGTTTTTTTATGGGTTAAAATTTGTATTTGCTTGATTTTCAGCTCCGCAACATTAATTCAGATCCTAAATGGGGCGAATTTTTCGCCTCAGAGAACGCCTAATGCAATTAAAATTTGATTTGATACCAAACCACCTGGACAGAATTTACGTTCCTTAGAAGCAATCTTTTTACTATGCTTGAATAGTATTTATTAGGGGGGTGCTCTGTGTAAAAATGGCAAGTCGTCTTAATATAACCACGACTCCACACAGATAGCATTCTCCAACTGACAATTAATTGTAAAACAATTTGCATATGACAGATAATATCGTATCTTTGGTTTATAATAATAATAATAAAATACGTTATGAAAAATACACAGAAAATGAAAAAGGAAACAAATCTTTGGATACACGAATTTGACAAGAATCATTGGTTAGGAAAAGTTCGTGAGTTACAAGGTAGATTAGATCTTTATAAAAAATATCTAAAAGAAGCACAAGAGAAATATGTCGAAGCACTTGAGTCTATGAATCATTATTCAAACAAAGTTCAAGAGACAGAAGACCGTTACGAAAACGAAAAAGCAAAAAACATATGACATAGACCAGGATGGTTAAAAATTAGGGTAGCAGAAATGTTACCCTTTTTTTTTATATTTGCTTTGTGAATATCGAACCACATATCTGTTTTACCTGGTGTTTAGAAAATGGCATAAAGATGTATCCAGTGCCAACACACAATAAAGAGATGTATATTGAAGTTTATAATAATGGAAAGATAATCAGATCACCCCAAACGTATACATCAAAAACAATTTACGATAAAATCCACGAACTGTATTGTCATTATTACATTACGAATAATTGAATATTCCAACTGTCCTAATGGCACATATATATATAATTATAAGTATACATAAGTAAGTATATTTTTTATTTTATGTATAAGTATGTATTAGTATAATATTGTACATAACACATAATATTCTATATAATACATATAATTATTTATTGATATGCCACTGAGTCATTTGGTTTAGTGAGATACACAAAATAGAAACAAAGTTATTATAATATGATAAAAGAAAAAGTAAAGATTATTGTACCGAACTCACTAGCTGAGGTAACACTAGGTCAATATCAAAACTATCTAAAAGACATAGACAAGCTAAATCCTGAGAAAGATGCCAAGACAATAAACAAAAAGCTTATTGAACATTTCTGTGGCATAGAAGAAAAGCTAGTTGACAAGGTTGCTTACAAAGATGTAATAAAAGTAGTGAATGTTGTTTCAGGTGCTTTTGATAAAGATTATGAATTGGTGCAATTATTTAAATTACTAGATGTGCAAATGGGATTCATACCAAAACTAGATGATATGAGTTTGGGTGAATATGTAGATACAGAAAACTTTCTTGGTGATTGGCAAAATATGCATAAAGCGATGGCTGTACTTTACAGACCAGTTAACTTTAAGAAGAAAGAAAGATATACGATTGCAGAATATTCACCATCTGATGAAATAAGTCATTTGATGAAAGAAATGCCACTTAACGTAGTAATGGGTTGTATGGTTTTTTTTTATCGTTTAGGGATGGAATTGTCGAAAGCTACCCTGACTTATATTCGCAAGACAGTGAAGAAGGACACAACATCGGACTTGAAGGAAGCTTTGGAAAAAAATGGGGTTGGTATCAATCAATTTATGCACTCGCTAGAGGAGATGTCAGAAAATTTGACGATGTTACAAAACTTCCGATACACCAATGTCTCACCTTCCTCTCGTTTGAAAAGCAAAAGAACGATCTCGAAAGACAAATGATAAAGAAGAAATTTAAATGAGAAGTTATTATAATATTATTGATAAACTACATACTTACCTAAATGGTAATGCTTCTATAAATACCGTAACCTTTGGTGATTTATTAGAAGTTGATTTATCAAAACAAACTATTTTTCCCCTAGCACATATAAATATTCAAAACGTAGCGTTCGCAGAACACATTATGAATGTTAACATAAATGTTGTTGTGATGGATTTGGTAGATGAAGATAAAGACGATAAGCAAGATAAAGCAAAACCACATTTAGGTTTAGATAATAAGCACGATATACAAAATACACTACTTACAGTTGTCAATGGTATACAGTCTGCAATAAGAAGAGGTGAGCTATACGATGATTTATTTCATCTAAACACAGATCCTACAGCTCAGTTATTTGAAGACAAGTTTGAAAATAAAGTTACAGGTTGGTCAATGGATTTATCGATCAGAACACCTAATAATGATATGGCACTAATAAATAGAGACGGAACAGAATGTCAATAAAATTAGATAATACAAAAGCATATTTAAAGTCTTATTCTAAAAGACTTATAAGATTACTTAAGAAAAGCTTAGATAATAAGAAAATTACGTATACTGGTGCTGCTAAAAATTCACTTAGACAAAATATTGTAGAAGATTCTTTAGATGCCTTTGGAATAGAGATTGTGGGTAAGGATTATCTTAAAACTATAGAAGAAGGTGGTAAACCACCTAAATTACCACAAGTATCAGATATAGCTAATTGGTTAGTGCAAAAGCCTGTTGACTTATATGGTACACTTAGTTTAAGAAAAATAGCAAGTAGAGTAACACTTAAAATACGTAGAGTAGGTATAAATAAAAATGTGTTTATCAAACCACTTGTAGATAGAGAACGTGGTAACTTAAAACTTATTGCACCGTTTGTAAAAGATTTACAAGTTTCTATAAAAGACATATTAAAAGAGCAAGGATTGGATGTAGGTAACAAAACTATAAAATTTAAATAGATGAAAAAGATAAACGTCAGATCACCATTTTTTATTACTGTACAAAAAGAAACAGCTAAAGTAAATCCTGATGACCTTTGTGTTAAAGATATAAACGGAGACTGTTTACCTGAAGACCCTTGTATAGCAAACCCCAACGGACCTACTTGTCCACAATTACCAGTTGATCCAGTGTTTAACGACAGAACCTTAATTTGTGGTGCTGGTGCACAATCTATTGGT